TCATAACCCAAAGGTCACGGGTTCAAATCCCGTCTTCGCTACAAAACGTAAAATACTGAAAAAGAGTGTGTTGTATTCCACAAACACTCTTTTTTTATGGACAAAATCCTGCATATTTTACAGACCGAATACGAAATCGAATACGAAACCGAATACGCTATGAGCAACAAAGGTCAGTGGTCAAAACCCAAAATATACGATGCTGGAGGGGATATTACCAAGCGTTGGTATGTCTATTTTTCGTATCGTGATCCACAAACAGGGAAAATGGTAAGACAAAACCCCATATACCTTGGGGTAAACAAAGCTTTCAAAACACTCGCCGAACGATACGCCAATATAAAGAAGGTGCGTGCTATCTTGGAACAAAAACTCATCAATGGATACAATCCTTATAAGGACAAATATTCAGAAAACAAAATCATCTCCATACACGACGCTTTTTCCCGCGCCTTAGACAATGCTAAGGCAACCATGAAAGAAAGCTCTTTCAAAAACCACCAATACCGTATTCGTACCTTTGAAAAGTGGCTCGAACAAAACAACTTCACTGGGCGAGCTGTCACTGCCATTACCAAAAAAACCGCTACCAATTTCCTTAATGCTATCCTGCTGAAGACAAGCCCCAAGAACCGCAATAATACCCGCGCTTCCCTCTCTATCCTATTCAAGTTCTTGGAGGATAACCAATATATTACCAACAACTTTATCACCTCCATACCTGTCCTCAAGGCCAATCCACACCGCAATAAAACCTATACCCAAACCCAAGAAGACACCATTTTTGAGTATATAGAACAAAATGACCCGCTCCTATTGCGCTTCATCAAGTTCATCAGCTATAACTTCCTCCGACCTATCGAGGTCTGCCGCCTACAAGTCAAAGACATAGACTTAGAAGGCAAGCGCCTAATGGTCGAAGCCAAGAACCAAGCACGAAAAACCAAAATCATTCCCGAAATACTCCTCACAGAACTCCTATACCTCAAGGGTGCCAACCCCAACCATTTCCTTTTTGCCCCCGAGGGCTTAGGCCCTTGGGACACCTCCGAAATGAACAAAAGAGATTACTGGAGCAAAAGATTCAAAAAAGTCAAAGAACATTTTTCCCTTGGGGAGGACTACGGACTCTACTCCTTCCGACATACCTTTATTACCAAGCTATACCGCAAGCTTCGTGAGCAGTACCCACCCTTTGAGACCAAGAGCCGCCTGATGCTCATCACAGGACATACCACCATTACGGCCCTTGACAAGTACCTCCGAGACATCGACGCCGAACTCCCCGAAGACTACTCCCAACTCATTAGTGATTAGTGGTTAGTGGTTAGTGGTTAGTGGTTAGCAACTAACAACTGACAACTAACAACTAACAACTCGTCCCCCCTTCGGGGGCTAGGGGGATCACTAATTATTGTACTCCTCGTAAAATTTCTCGATCTCTTCTAAGTACTTCTGTGTAATAAACGACAGCGACAGCATCCGAGAGCACACGAACCTAACCAACTTCTTTTCCTCCTCATCAAAGTAGGATAAATCATCCAACAAATCGGGAAAGCTAAAAAGCTTCTCCTGTATATCCTCCGATTCGGCAATCTTGTTAGCCACTTAACAGAGCCAGCCTGAGAGCTTTATCCCAAATGGCTCATTTAGCGGACGAGGTAGTTTGTTATCTTGTCTCATAGCACGGCCCTCCTTTCTTTTTGGGTTTGAGTTTGGTAAGAAAAATAAGACACATAAGCATGTATCACAGCAAGAGGAAATGAGCAGTTAGAAGTCGTCCCCGCCGAAGTGGAGACATGCCACTGCCCTTCACGATAGGCAAGCAGGAAGTTACAAGAGGTTTCCTTAAGCAGAGAGCGGAAACAATCCTGAGCCACGACATCCACCACCGCAGGATCGTCAGCAGGTTCATAATCATTGAGGGTTTTCTTGCAGCCCGAAACACTTTGAAGAAATAGCCGATCCGTGCGACCAGCTCCCCACGATATAGCCTTGGCTACATGGTGAGAGGTTTGAGATTTCAACATAATTAAAAAAATAAGCGGCGTGAGTAGGTGCTGTTGAAATCTCGAAGTATACGAAATTTGCTATATATTACTATATAGCGACACCCTCACGCCGTGAGTTATATATTACGAATAATTTTATATATGGATATAAAATACTCTTCAAGATTTCAACGTTGCAAAGGTACAACTTTTTTTGAAACCTCCAAATCTTTTTTGAAAAAAATTTTTTACCCCTCTCACTTGTCCCCTTCCGGGGGTTAGGGGGATAAAAAAGCCCTCTATACGAGGGCTTCAGGCGTTAAATAAGTTTATATGAATATAAACACATTATTCATTCTTATAAATTTTTATTACTTTCCCATCAAAATCAACCGTAGCAGTAACATCTTGGACTTTTTCCACTCCAAAAGAATTAAGACCACTATACTTCATTTTTACGATTATTTTGCTTTTTATATTACTATAAGAGGTTTCTATATGTTTAAAACTTGATGGATCTTTCATCTGTAATTTTATTTTATCTACCAAATCAGGAAGAGATCCATCCACAGAACTAAATAAAGACTCTACTTCTTCCTTTGTCTTAGGAATACGAGGCTTGGGGTACTTATAACAGACTGCTCTACCAGTGAAATTCAAAAAAACAGAAAGTTCATCAACATCTTTTCCTTTTGGAAGTTTGAACCTCTTTAAGTATTCCCTACCTTCTTTATCCTTCATTGGCAACAGATCATAGAATGCCTCACAGATTGAAATTTCCTTGAATGTCCCAGATTCTATCCAGAATTTCAAGTCTTCCATTTGTGCATCTGAAATATCTGCATCTTCTTTTAACCCATTTTCTATAAGAAATTGTTTCTTGGGGTCAATAGTTTCAAAGGAGACTGTTTCTTCTTTTTGTTCTCTTTCTGTTTGATTAAACTGATTGGACTGATTGGACTGATTGGACTGATTGCAAGAAAGCAACAACAGTCCGCAAAAAATAATACAAAATTTATTCATAACTTAAAAATTTATCTTCTTCTTGATCCTTTTGAACTTCTTGTATGAGGTCTTACATATGTTCCGTTTTTTCTATAATATCCTCTTACATGTACAGAGCCTTGTGAATTTACTGAGGGGGTATAAGAACTAAATGTTGTTTTTGTAGTAGGTTTATAAATAGAGTCTTGAGGGTTAATAGCCCAGCCTGAGTAATTATTCCATTTTATTCTCTTATATTTTCCTTTATAAGATTTAGTTGAAAGAAAAACTTTTTCTCCTTTCGGAACTATTGTAATTTCTCTTATTGCACCTCTTCTATTAAATAAAGAAGTATCCTCCACTAGGATTGAACTATAATAGTTGGTAACACAAGAACTAAAAACAAAAGCAAAAATGATAAATAAAAAAATTTTTTTCATCTTGATTTAATTTATTTAAAAACACACAGCAAAGATACAAAAAAAATCAAAGGGACAACTTTGGAAAATTATTTTTTTACCCACTAATCACTAACAACTAACCACTAACCACTCGTCCCCCCTTCGGGGGCTATGGGGATTAAAAAAGCCCTGCAATTTCTTGCAAGGCTATTTATCTTTGTTCTTCCCTACCAATCCTCTTGTGTAGGTAAGGATTTATTCATATATTCTTCTAACCGTTCTATTAAAGGTTCTATATCAATCCTTATAAATTCTCTTAGTTCATCAGTCACTCTTGTTTTATACTTTTCCCCTCCAGCAGCTATTCCTGTAAAAGTTGATAAATATTTTTCATTTGTAATAAGACCTAAATTATATGCCTTCCCTGTATGAACAAAATTTGTAAAATCATATTTATATCTTCCGTCTTTACACATTATTTTGATATCATACATAATCCACCCTTCTCTTCCTGTTCCTCCTACAAAAATTTTACTGCTATATCTCATTACTCCCCTCCCAAGCAAAATGTAATTTTCGGGGTCATCTAAAAGAATCACTTCTCGTGCATCTTTATAGGTATCTGTAAACCAAATTTTCGCATTTGCGTATAATTGCTTTGCTGTCAAGGAAGACTTTACTTTAACAACATCTGTAAATTGATAAGGACTTGTGTCCCCTTCTTGTGCTCTACTAAACCATGTAATTAGTAAGAGAAAAAACAAAATTTTTTTCATAAACCTCAAATATTTTTCATTATTGAATTAATGATTATTTGCCATACGCAAAAGATTTATTTGTTTCTACTTCTATTCTCCCAAACCCTTTCTTTCCTAATTTAGCAGGAATCACTTTCACTTTTACGATAAGCTCCTTGTTCTGCTGTAAAAACTTCAGATAGCGGCTTGGATTGTAGAAAACGTGCTTATTGGTAAATAATACAGTATTATTCATAACAATCTCCTTAGAGTTATTTGACTGCAAAGATACAAAAAAAAATCAAAGGGACAACTTTGGAAAATTATTTTTTTACCCTCTAACCACTAACCACTAACACCTAACCACTCGTCCCCCCTTCGGGGGTTAGGGGGATTAAAAAAGCCCCCATTGCTGAGGGCTTCAGGTGTTAAATTAAATTCAGTCAATGACTACTGAATGCTGTTTGCGGCGCGGCGAATACGTTCGGATATATCCAGCAACGCCCCTTGTAGTTGTATCTTTTCGGCTTCACTAAAGCCTCCCTCCCCACCATTGCCATCGCGACCATGGAGCTTGTTGTATATCCAAGAGGAAGACTTGCCAAAATAATCGTGTGCGATTTGTCGCCAAGAGACATCTATTGAGATGTCGTCCAATTGTTGCATCATCGTGATGCGCTCCTGTTTTTGTACTGTTATTGCCATAGTATGAATATTTGTTGAAAGTAAGCCCCCCGCGGGGGGCTTGTTGTTAGTCTCTGTCGAGTAGGTCGCCCAAAAGCTCCTGAATGTAACGAATCAGTGATTTTGATCCGTTGGGGTAAGCCTTTTTGTAATTGCGAATAGCTTGTATAAGCTCCCACTCTTTGTCTGTAAGCTCGTGGCTTTCTGTTTCTTGTTCTGTCATAAACTATCATTTAATTTAACACTGCAAAGATACTGCGAATATTCGCAATATCCAAATTTTTCCACAAGTTTTTTTACTCCCTAATGTGTTAAAGTTTTCCACCCACACTAACAACTAATCACTAACAACTAACCACTAACATGTCAAGAACGTATCCTCCCAGTCTGCGGGATTGACTACCAGCGGCGCCTTAGTCTTAAAATGCACCTCCACATCTACCCCATATAGGTGCGCTTGTGGCTCCTCTATCGGGTAAATACGCGTCAAGTCCTTCTCAAAAGCACCATATAGGAAATGATCCCGCTGGTGACTGTCCCACCTGATACGCGCCAAGAGCTGCAAGGCAATACGCTCCGCTTGGTCTATCTTCTCCTGCTGCCCCTCAAAATCATCGTGTGGTGCATCGGCAAAGACGATACTAAAGACGAGCTTACGACGCCCCAAGGTGTTCAGCTCGCCCCCGTCCAAGCCCAATTCATAATCATAGATCGCCAAGAACGGAGAAGCGATCCCCGCAAAACTACTTTGCTTCTCTATAATCTCACGGGAGAAATACCCCACGTGCTCCTGTATCATCACATGCTTATCGGCCAAGTGATGAAAATAATCCTTCAACTGCTTATACATCGTTTTTTTTTAAAATTTTCCTCTTTTTGCTCAAAACCCCGATTTTTTTTCCTACATTTCCTACAAAACCTACAAAAAACATAAGTTACTGAAAATCAAGACAAATATTTTTTCAAAGGGGTTTTTTAGCGTTAATTTTCCTTAAATTCTTGTAGGAAAACCGCTTTTCATTTTCCTACACTTTCCTACAACTTCCTCATTTTCCTACAAATCCTACGCCTTTTCCTACGCTTTTTTTGGGTTAAATAATTGATATTTAGTTATTTAGCCATTTGTAGGAAATGTAGGAAAAAAAAACAGCACTTTTTAGCGCAAAAGTGTATTTTTGCTCAAAAAATTACACTTTTCCTCTCTTACCCCCTCCCCCCCTTGTTCCCCCTTCGGGGGTTAGGGGGATCACTAACCCCTAACCACTAACCCCTAAAAATAAAGTCCCGACTTCTTCGCCACAGGCTCCCTAAGCACCAGCGGCTCACCTTGGTAGCACGGGAACAGCGCAGGGTGTGCCTTTATATATTGTAATAGCAAGTCCCTATATCCCTGCGCCCGCTCCAGGAATCCTTCCTTAAGGGCTTTTAGCTGGGTGTCGCTCAGCAGCATGGACTTCTGCCAAGGCAGCTGCTCCCATTGCAGCACGATTCCCGAAGTGGTATAGGTAAGCCCCTGCATAAAGACAGCATCGGCCAAGGTGTAGTAGCCCACGATCTTTTTCAGCAGCGCAAGCGCCGTCTCGTCCCCGCGTATATCCGAGAGCACACAGGGCGACAGCTGCGGGGCTATGTACAACTCCCATATATCCCGCATAAGGGGCAACAGCCGCAGGAAGATCTCGTACGAATCCCCTATCGAATACAGCGCCGACAGCTCCCGCGGACTACCAAAGAGCGACCCCGCCACCTCACGGGCAAAGGGCAACTCAGCACCAAGGGAACTCGTGGAGAGGAGCGCCACAGCACCATTCAGCGCATGATCCCCTATGCGTACCGCGTTCAGCCCATAGTCTCGCACGTCCCACCAGGGCGAACGCTCCATCTTATTATCTTGGTACGCGTTGGCGCCTGTACTGGACAGGTGCATTTTGACAAAGGGAATACTGTACGCAATGGCATAGTTGGCCACAGCCTTTTTCACCCCCTCGTATATCTCCGCTTTGCGTGGCATAACAAAGGAATCATCCGAGAGCTTCTCCCAGATCACCTCCCCTACCAGCGGACGAACCCGCTCACTAATAGCCGTCTCTATATACGGCCTAAGGATCTGTATATCCAAATACTTGGACACATGGATATACGCCTTAATCTCTTCAATTCTATCAAACATATCCTTTTTTACTACAAATATAAAAGCCCTTCCCCTTGCGGGAAAGGACTTATCAAAATAAGCATGTCTAACTAATTTACGATTACCTGTTGCCCATTGGGGTTCTTGTCCAAGGTTGTAAGGTTGATATTCGGGAAATTGCCATATAGCGTATCGTCCCAGCCGTTCCAATCCCTTATCCGCTCGAATATCTCCAAGGTACGCAATCGCTTGATCGGCATACGTGTGGAGAGGATCGTATAGGCCTCCCGCTTATCCGAGCCGCTCCCGCTAAGGTTCTTCCCCCCTGGAATACCCGCCCCGAGCAAACAAGGATCTACTCCCATCGGGAAAAGTATCTCCGAGTTCCCCGCACTGGCATCGGGTAGGAAGTTGCCGTCCTTGATTTTGTCATCTATGGGCACCACTTCTATACCGCGTATGAGGTTCCCTGAGCTGTCTCGAAAGAAAGGCGATAGAAAGGAGCGCCCCGCTGCCTTGTTCCCGCTCATGTGCTCGTCTATCGCCTTTATGGTCTTCTGCCGCTCTTGCTCCTTCTGCACATCGCTCATCTCCTGCCATTCGTTGCGGCCAAACTTATGAGAGAAAAAATCATCGGCCACATAGATAACAAATTTCAAGTTCAATTGGTTTTCAAACATATACTTCTTGAACGTCGGCACCGAGAGCACCACATCTACCCAGCCATTGGCAAAGGAGCTATGCCATTTTACCTTGGGGTAATTCTTCTCCGTGGTAAGGGTACGCATCACTGGCACGATGAATTTGTCCACCTTCTTCTCCTTGCAGTAAGCCTTAAGGCTCTCTACCGAATGCATATCCGAGTAAAAGGGCACTTCCTCCGTCAGCTCCTCGTCCAAGGTACCACCCCACGAGGTATTGATATACACCTTATCCACATAGCCCTTTTCCTTGGGAACACCCAATCTGCAATGAGCCGCTTGCTGCCGCTTTATGGATATGATCTTTTCCCCATTGGGCGAAAGCAAATACTCCACAAAGGCAATTCCGTAAGTTTCAAAATCTTCCACGATCTCGGACATGGTAATATCCCAGCGGCAAGCCTTAAAGAACTGGTTCAGCTCAGGGAAAGAGTTACGTGCGCGTTCCTTGGTTATGATTCCTTCTTCTGTCTCCACATCCTGATAAAGGCGGAATCCCAACCCATAATGAGCCGAGATCAGCACCTCCAACCCTCCTATGGCCGCCCCTGTCTTATTGAGCTTTTCTGTCAGCTGCTGCGGATAAAGGTTATCATCCCCCCACACGGAGTACTTATCCGTATCGGATAAGTCTTTTTTAGCCTTGGGTGCTGTAAGGCCATGCTTATTATCAAAGAGCACTGCCGCCCCACTCTTAGAGAGTATATACAAATCGTTATCTATTTTTTCCATACTGGTAACTTTTCACTAACAACTAACCCCTGACAACTAACCACTAATCACTGCCCTCTGACAACTGACTACTGACCTCTTTTATATATCGGATAAGGTCTTGCAGGTTTTTTTCGTTGAACTTATCTCGGTGGCTGCCTTGGCTTTTTTTGTTGCGGAAAGCCTGCACGCTTATACCCATTGCTTTGGCGCAGCCTTTGGCGCCCATATCCAGCGCCTCTATAATCCGTTCTATTTCTTGGGTTATCTGATCAGTATCCATAGCAGTAGTATTACAAATGCAACAAAAAACAAAACAGCCTCAAGGCTTATGTTCACCTCTATTTCCTGTTCAAAGGGTTCTTTTGAAAAAATATTTTTCAATAATTTTAAAAAGGCATTCATATCGAAAAAATTAGTATATTTGCAGTCAAAAGCAGGGGAGAGCCTTACGCTCCCCCCACTTTTTGAGATTAACTAAAGAGAAAAACGAGAAGTTTTTCAAGGCTGGCTCTTATTCTTAGCAGGAATGACCAGCCTTTTTTTAGTCTCTCAAATTTGAATTTGATTTTTAGGTAAAAATTGAAACTACTTTTATAATCTATTCAAAATAAAGAAGATACAGGAATTACAATAAGAGTAGGTAA